ATCTTGTAGTCCTCGGGCTTCTGCGGGATCGCGGCGCGCTTCTCAGTCTCGGTCTTGTGGAAGGTCGCCAGCTCGGCGTAGTGGGCGCCGAACTCCGGCTTGATGGCGTTGGCGGTAGTGTCCCATTGAGATTCGGGCAGCCACTCCGGCCGTGCGACAGCCGGGGGCGCTGGAGGCGTCCCCGGTGCCGGCGGCGTCCCGGCGGGAGGAGTATTGCCGGGAGGAGAACCAGGAGAAGGTGTTGGATCGACCATGCGCGCGAAAGTGCGGCAGGATCAGAATCTCAAACAACGCACGCGCGAGCTATCCCGACGCCTTCTTGAGCGCATCCAGCCCCTTCGCCACCAGGGCGTCGATGTCCCGGATCATCTGCCGCTGGCCCTCAAGGTGGCGCAGCTCGGCCTCCGGGATGGCGGGCGAGAGCGGGCGGCCGAACTTGTCCTGCCGCACCTGGGCGAGCCAGCGCTGGCCGTCGGCGCTCGAGAACAGCCGCGCGTTGAGCTTGACCCAATCGTCGAGCTCGGCCCGCTGTTCGTCAATGTCGCGCTGCGCGGACTGTCTGAATTCATCCCAGCTCGGCATCACACCCCCGCTCCCGGCCCTGGCGCCGGTGGTGCCGCGAGTTCACCGCCCACGCCCGAGCCGGCGAAGTTCTGCAGGATTGGCATCAACTGTTCGATCGCCTTCGTGATCGTGGTCTCGTCGTTGAGCAGCCCGCGGTCGATCCCGAGCAGATCGGCCAGCCGGTGCGCGTACTTCACCACCTTGATGACCACGAGCGCCATCTGGGGTCCAAACCGGGTGCCGATCATCTCGGCAAAGCGATCAAGCCGGATCACCTCCTCCTGCTCCTGCGCGCGCAACAGCGGCGACGACGGCTGCATGTCGAGCGGCAAATTCTGCAGCATCACCTTCGGGAGCACGCCGCGCTCGGCGAGCAGGTACATGAACCGGCGCACAATAGGGTATTGCAGCTCTTCGACCAGATTGGTGGCAGGCGTGCCCATGCGGCGCGCGCGCTCGGCGCGCTCGTCCGCCCATTGGAATGCGGTTGGCGGTGTTTTTCCTTGCTGCTCGGGGCGGTCCTGGTAATGGGCGCGGCGGATCGTGGAGCGCAATTCGTCGCGTTCGAACATCGCCACGTCGAGGTGCGCCTTGCTCTCGATCGGCTGCGGCGCTTTCGAGCCCGGCGCGATCGGAATCCACAGGCCCGACTCGACGCCCTGGTCGACATTGCACACGCCGTCGTCCTCGTAGGCGGTCACCGGATCGACGTGCTTGTCGTAGGTCTTGAGGTCGAGATAGCGGACGTGATTGAGGGTCTTGATCGCCGGCAGCGTCCGGTAGGTCGGTCCGACCCCCCATGCGGTTGTCGAATCGCGCGACCAGCGCGCCACGATGAACGGGCAGGAGCCGGGTCCGGTCCAGACTTTCGACCAGATGATCTTGCCGGCGCACTCGACCGCATACTGATAGGTCTCATTGCCACGGTCTTCCCAACGCCGCCAGCAGCCGTCGGTCACCTCGTAGTCCTGGCAGGAAGGCTCCTGCTGCTCGGGGCCGAGCAGCGTCATGTCGGCCTGCGGCCACAGCGCCTTGATGTCCTCGCGCAGGTAGCGCTTCTTGCGGAAAATGCCCTTGATCTTGCCGAACGGGCCGCGCAGCAACAGCAGGTCGGTCCCCGGGATTGCCTCGCAATGGATCGGGCCGGCCGGATCGATGTCCTGGATCAGCAGGCACATGGTCCCGGGCCCGAGATCCAGATAGGCTTCCTGCAGCGCTTGGTAGAGATTGGAGCGCGACATGTCCGTAAACACGAACGTCTGCAGCCGCTTGATCTGGTCCGCGACTTGCCGGCGATCGCCAAGCTCGAGCGAGTTCTTCGGCTCGAACTCGACCCAGTTGTTCTTTTGCGGCGTGAACGTGTTGAGCATGTCGGCCGCAAAATCTTCCAACGTGGAGGCGACCGTCTCGTCGAATATCTCGTCAATCTGCGCGACGTTCGGCTGGTTCTGGTTGGCGAGGTGGCGCCACGGCAGCGCAAACTTGTAGCAGTCGTGGATGCGGCCAATGTGGCGGTTGCGGTCGGTCTCGGCGCGCTGCACCAGCAGCGCCATTTCCTTGGCGAGCGGATCGGGTCCCGCCTGCTTCATCGGAATGACGGTGGCCATTTTTCTAACCCGAGCCTAGGAGCGACCGCAGCGAGCCCCCGCGCCCGAGCGGCCCGAGCAGGCTGCGCAGCCCGAACGCCCCGGAGCGGCGGTCGGTCTCGCCGCGCAACTGCTCCTGGATCGACAGAATGCGCTCGCTCTCGGCGCGGCGCTCCTGCTCGTCACGCCGGCGCTTCGCTTCCGGGTCCTCGGCCGGCGGCTTCGGCATGCTCACCATCGTGGCTCCACTCCGCTACGCGGACGATCTCCGCTCCGTTGCGGCGAAGGTCGCAGTAGAAGCCATACGGGCTCAACGCACGGATCAAAGCAAAAGACCGCGAGATCGGGCAAATTCCAGTGGGTCTTTAGCGTATTTTTGCTGATTGCAGGGTTGGCAAAGTAACTGCAAATTCCGCCGATCATTCACGCCGCCCTTACTAAGGGGCATAATATGATCAACATGGCGTTTCACTCGCCGCAAGCTGACCTGACAATAGGCACATCGATTGGATTGAGCAATTTGCAAATCTGCAATGTCTGCGGCAGAATAGGAGCCACCTACAGCAATCTTTCGAGCCCGGCGCTTATGCCACAATGCGCGCTGTTTCTCAGGATTTTTTGCTCTCCAATCCGCACACTTCGCATGATCTTTTTCTCGGTGTCTTACGCGCCATCGAACCATCGATGCACGTTGTTTTTCAGGATTTTGTTTATTCCAGCGTCTTGTTGCGAGTCTTGCTTTTTCCTGATTGTCGGCACGCCATTGCGCACAATTGGCGCGGTTGCACTGGCAACATTTAGTGGTTGATACGTATCTTTCAGAAAGATGGCCGTGCTTACATGGCTTACCGAAGTAATACTTCAGTCCCATTTCTCGCGCTTCACGCCGACTGGTCACTTTCATGGTCAACCTCAACAACTTTTGCTCCAGCAGAAATCAAAAATCTATAGAACCCATAAGGGGTTATGGCCCATGATTTGGTTCCAAGTAGGGCTTTCATAGCTCCAATACAGTGGAATGACCGTGGCGTCGCCCGCCTGGCCGCCCGCGCCGGCATCCGCAGGATCGCGGCGCTGTCGGTCATGAGCTGGCTGAACCGCGGCCCGAACTCGTCCGACCGCATGACCTCGATCACGGTCCCGGTGCGGCATGGGTTGACGAAAACCCAGCGTTCCTGGTCGGCAAACCAGGACGCCGCGCACACATGCCGGAACCCCGGCCGCAGCAACCAGCTCCACCATGGCGCCAGATGGCCGGAGCCGAAGAACACCAGCCAAAGCCGCGCGGCGCTTGCCGATGCCTTACCACCCCTTAATTCCACCGATCTTCCTTTGGAATGGGTTGTAGTCCCGGCGTGTCTGCGTCGGCCGCTTGGGCTCGCCGCCGCGCATCATGACGCCGCGTCCCTCGCCGCCCCCGAGCAACAGGTTCTCGCCCGCCTCGCAGATGTGCGAGTACTGGTTCTTCTCGGGCTCCTCCGCATAACGCTCGCCCGATACCCGGATGCGGCGCATGTAGTAGCCGCCCGACATGCCGGTGATGTAGACCACGCAGCGCGGATCGACTACCAGCGCGGACGGCCGCCGCCCATCGGCCGAACGTCGCATCAGCACCGCGTTCACCGCCTCGTGTCGCAGCGTGAGATTGTTCTGCGGGTTCGGCGCCGGCCGCACCATCATGCCATGCTCGCGGAACACGTCGATCGGCGTGCGGTCGGTCGCCTGGCCGCGCTGCCCGCCCGCCGGGTCGCCCCAGAACACGAACGTAAAACCCGGATAATGCTGCGACAGGAACGTCTTGAGCTGCGGCGTAAACTCGATCGCCGACATGTCGCGGCCGATGAACTCGCGCTGGATGAACCAGTCGCCGCGCAAATTCTGCCCCATCAGCGCCGCCGGCTGCCGCCCGAAATCCAAGCCCACCTGCACCGGCACCGACGCGATCGCATCAAGGCTGCGGTCACCCACATGCACATCGCGGCGGAACTGCGGATAGACCGGCTTTCCATCCACCACCACCGACGAGCGGTTCATGATGTTGCTGTCGATCCACTGCTTGGTCTGCGCCCCGATCTTCTGCATGTAGAAGCTCTGCTTCGGGTCCAGCGGGTCGACCCCAGGCTTGTGCAAACCCTTCAGGTTCTCGGCTTCCGGGTTCGGCTTGTAGCCCAACAGCGTGCCGCGATCGTCGAACTCCTCCAGCAACCCGGGCGGCTGCAGGTAGAACGCCCAGTTGTCCGGCTTCCGCAACGATTGCCTCTGCTCCTCCGTCATCCAGTCTGGCGGCGCCACGTCGCCACGCATGATCGGAATCCAATGATCCGCCGGCGGCGCGTTGGTGTCGATGATCAGCCCGCCCCACTCACAGCCGCCGTCCTTTACGGCCGGATAGCGCGGCGGCGATTGCCGGCCCGCCGCCTCGCGGATCACCGCGAACTGCGCAAACTGCCCCTCGTTGAACCAGATCATCGAGGTCTCCAGCGATTTGAAATACGATTCCGCGTCCCGGATGTCGTCCATCGCCATGAAGATTACATCGAGCTCCAACGGTCCGACCCGAACCTCATGCCGGTACGGCCGCGTCTCGTAAAACCGCCCAAACTCCTTCTGCGGAAACCAGTCGAGCCACGTCTTCAGCGCGGTCTCCTCGATCTTCGGATAGCTCTCGCGGAAAATATGCGCCCGGTAACGCTGCCTCCCATCCGGTTGCCGCGGCTGCGCACACGCCGCATGGTAGATATGCTGGCAGCACGCCGACGACGTGCCAGACCCCACAGGCCCCTGAATGATCTTCACGCGCGATGTCCGGTCGCGCAGAAACGCCCTCAGCGTTTTCCCGTCAGGTCTGAAAATCTTGAGCCCGGTGGCCGGGTCAATCTCGATCATGGCGCGCAGCCTCGCCGCTCATTTCGACAACTCAACCGTTATCTCGGCCGCCGACCACCACGCTCCACTCCCTTGATCGTCCCCTTGTTCCGCGACGCATAAAAAACTCGCTCCCCCTTCTTCGCCCCATACCCCCGCTTCATCGCACGCATGATCTTCCGACCCTTCTTGCTGAGTGGCATGTCACGCTCCCTCTGCCAGCGAATGAAACGTAACGTGCCTCTCCTCAACATGAAACGTCGCGGAAATCTCACCAGTCTCCGGGACGCCAGGGCCCACAATCTCAAAATACAAAACCCCGTCGCGCATCACGCAGTCGTTGATGTCGATATCAACGCGATTGAAGAGCGCAGCTACCAAAACATGCTGGTGCATCCGGAACGTCGCCATCACCACCTCCATCACCCCTCAGGAAAAACGGCGCCCCCGAGGGGCCGAGGACGCCGCCACCGTGGGCCTGCCCCGCCGCTCACGCAGCCGAGCCGCTACCCACAATCACCCTACCCCCAACTCAACCCGTCGCCATTCGTGCGGGTCGCCATCAATCCGACGCACATGAATAGTCGCCGTCAGTCGCCCAGACGCCACCGCCTCCGGCACGTCCCCACCAGCCAAATGGAGGCGAACAGCCTGCCCGCCAAACCCATCCTCAACAAACTCAACGCCCACAATCTCAACCCGCAAACCAGGGAACAAAACCGCCGCCAACAACTCCGAAGTCACATCCAGCGTCCCCATAACACCACCTCGGTTTCAGAGAAAAATTGTGTGCGGAAGGGGCGCACGCGCGGCGACACCCGTTTTTGCCCTCCCCCGGCTCGCACGCGGCGCGCGGCCGATCGAGGCCGCCTACCCATCGCATCCTTAATCCGCAGTTAAGGCTTCTCCCTGCCGTAGGGAACGACACATCGAGCAACATCAATGGGTTAGCTGCTACTCGCATGCTATTCCACGTCCGTTCCACTCGGCGCGTGCTCGATCGTGCGGTGCGGCTCCTCTCTCAGGTCGAGGATAAAGCCTGCCTTCACGTCCACGTTGACCGCGATAGCGTGTTGATCCGACTTGAGTATTCCCTCGCTAGTGAGGATGCGCTCGCTCACCTGCGCGGCCACGTGCTCGCTGTTGGCGTCGATCAGCTCAACCAGGCGATGGGAGGCCCGAAGCTGAGCGCTCGCAATGGTTTTGCGGCTCTCGCGAGCGATTAACGCCTGTATCTGTGGTTCTGCCAATCTGCGGCTGAGTTGGAATTCGCTCATGCCTGACCGTGCGGCTGCGGCACGCTGGGTCTTGCACTCGCCTGTAGCGAGGAGTTGCAACGCCTTGCGTAGGGCTGGGTTGATGCGCACGCGCTTGGTCGGCTGCGGCGCTGGATTGGTGAGATCGCGGATTGCTGCGGCGACGGGAGGCATGTGGGCAGGTTGAGCGCTGTGGGTGTGGTTGCTCAACGCACGAGGCTGAGACTGGTGCCTCTACAGCTATATATAGCCTTATGCTGTAGCCGGACTTGTGTCAGTCTCGGTTTTGGCGTTTCGGCGATACCATGTGGCGCGTGAGATGCCTTGTTCCGTCCATGGTTTTGTACGGCTTAGGCTTGTGGTTTCGTATTCTTTGCGAGGCATTGCGCCAGCGGCTCGGCGTGCGGCTTCCTTACGCTGGCGGTCGCGCTGCCTGCGGCGTTTGGTGCGGGCTGCCTTGGCGTGGTCGATGGCGCCGATGGTGGTCAATCCGAGCATGGTGCGTTCCTCCTTTGTGACCCGGTATCGCCAAGCGAGCTGGTCGGCCTTCCATGCGCGCGCGCCGGCGATGCCGTTGGATATGAATTGACGCTGCTCTCGCAATGTGAGCCATGGCGCCCACAATTCGAGCCAGAGGGCTGCTTTGCGAGCGGGCTGTTTGAGCGCGGCAATGTGATGAATGACGGGCTCGATGTCATCGCGGCCGGCGTCGTCATCCGGCAGCGTCAACCCGTAGCGCGAGCGGAACAGCCTTGCGAAGTCGTGCAGCCGCAAGGCAACGATCTGTTGCGGCGAGGCGCGACGCCTGCCCGGCTTCTGCCTGGTCGAGAACCATTTGACATTTGGCCGCGGGCGGGCGCTTTGCATGCCCGATTAGCCCACTGACACAAGTCATTCCACAACG